CCTTTCGGGCTTTGCCGCCGGAATCATATGCAGTAAATGCACTGCCATTGATGTCTGCATCTGTCGTTTGGTTTGTCAATTCAAACGTATTCGTTGTTTTGTCTGCCACCTTGTAGCGATTGCCATTCACTTCAGTCATGCCAACCACATCTTTAATATCTACTAAATCCCCATTGACGAATCCATGTGATGCCGCAGTAACAACGACAGGATTTGCCGAGGTGATTCCAGTGATCGTAATTGGACTGTCCAATACCAATCCGCTATCTACATAGATTGAAGGGTTGAGATATTCGACAAACCTTTTAGTGATACCGTTCACCCGTCGCTTCACCGTTACCCAAAGTTCATCGCGCAGGCTATCGGCAGACGGTATTACAGCTACTGATTCAACGAGTGGCAATTCTCCGCCTACCGGATGTCTGTGCCACGCCACAACATTTTGATCCCGCAAATAAGTGCAGGCAATCAATGCACCATCCGCCGTAACAGCCCATACCAGGGCATCTTCTTCTTGCTGGTACGCCATGTCGGTAATACCAGATGTCGTAACATGTTCTGCCAACAAGGTAATATCCGGCGCTAAATATCCATCTACATCAAAATTAAAAACAAGTTCTCGAACTTTTCTGCCAGCGCGTTGGTTGAACAAAAGCAAGTTGCCGACATTTAACGGCGTTACCTTGTTGCTTCCAAAACTTGCTTGGCGTACCGCTTTAATGTTTGTTGGCGTAATGTTGTCATCCTGTCCGCCAGTAATTGTAAATTCACCGCCCAAAGTTCCGCAGAGCAAATCTGTCGATTCTGACAGCCACTGAATGGCATTTACTTCATTTGCCACCAATGTAAACTCTAAAGAGTCATCCGCAGCCGCAGAGCCTTGGTGCATATTTTCAAAATCAGCTACCGCACTCCCCCAAATCTTTTGAGGGTCTGTATTACTGCCACCCCAGTACAAACGCTGATTGTAAAATGTAACAGCGCCTGGATTCTTGTTATTACCGTCTGTTCCTGTTCCGGCAGAGCCAGCGCAAAAAGTAGAAGGAAATGTAGAGCCTGTAAAACTAATTGTTGTCAATGTCCAAGCTGTGTCTGATGTCCTGGTCAGTTTTTTCGGCGCTCTTCCTTTATGAGCCAAGTACAATGTGTCCGCACTTTGGCTGTACTGTAAATCGAACAAATCTGCGGTTGTATAGGTTGTCGTAATTTCAACGGGTTTTCCGCTGCTTAAAATTTGCCCGTTGTCCTTGTAAACTCGAATATATAAATTGCCAAACTCTAATATGTAAGGCTGTGTGACGCTGAACTCAAATGGAATCAGCCTTACCTTCGCCGATTGAGCGCCAGCTTGGCATGTCACCGTATCAAGCGTATGCGTTGCACCCGTTGTATGTTTAAATCCTATAAACGCTGCCGTAGTAATTGCGGTAAACTCGATTGTATGTGTTCCCGCAGCCATACTCGTTGATGCGTAAATCTGTTCACCACCCGTTGCCGTTCCGACCTGAACGCTGACTGCACCCGTGCCAATGGTGAATGTCAGAATGTATCGCTGTCCCTTAACCACCGTGATACTTTGTTCCGCCCAACCGTAATTACTGGCATCGACTGAAACAATGTTCATCAGGTTGGTTGAATGGGCTATAGACGACCCACTGCCAACCGATTTATTCGTCCACCCTGTAATGTTGCTATCGAATGTACCGTTGGTTACAAGCTCAGAACCAGTGGTTGTCGGCTTGACATCAGCAACATAATTCAAACCCCCTCTTCGCTTGATTCCGCCATGCGGCATGACAATTCCGTTTTCCAAGGTCTTGCACGAATCCTTGTACTTTGCCAAATCAACACGGCCTTCCAAACGCTCGGTAATTTCTCCAGTAGTAAAACTGGAATACATTGCATGGGCTTTTGCCATTTACACAACACTCCCTGCTCTTGCATCAAAAATTGATTGAACATCCAGGGTAGCCACTGATCCTTCCTGCGAATCAATCGTTCTTGCTTCTTTTACCTTTTTGTCATATAGCTGCCACATGGTAGTCGCTACCGTGTTACTCCCTGAAATAGGAAGCGCCAACTCAGCGGCAATCCTTGCCGTATAAGCAGCAATAAACAAAACATCAAATTCGTTGGGGTCTGTCACCCGTTTTAAAAATATTAAATTCACGGAACTGACATCCGTCATCAAGCGTCTGCCTTCAACCGCATGATCAATCCTTGTATCACCCGAAAACACATCGACAACCCGCAGACAATCCGCTGGCAATTGATGATAATAAGCCCAACCAAATGCAGGCGTTTCACTGAGCGAGGCTAAAACCTGTCTCGACTTGCAGCAATTCCATGTTGCCGCCCTTGTGACTTCATCACGCATTTCTTCATAAATAGCGTTTACCAACCTGGCACGTTCCGTATCATCGCTAAACGATGTAATAGGATCGTCACCAATAATCCTCAATGCGTTTGAACTGATTTCGACAAAACTTGCCATAAAAAATTCCTTGATAGAAAGGGAGCAGCCCTAAGACTGCCCCCAATCATTTAGTTGACGATATATTCAACAACCATCGTTATATCTCCGGCAGCCGCAGTAGCAGCCACTGTTTCAATCGTCAGCGCAATGCGGAGCATTCTGCCAGGGTCTGAAGTCAGACCAGCATCTTCCCACATAAAATTGCCAACGGTTTCAACACCGAGGGTTTCATAACGAACTTCAACGCCGGAAGTATTGGCTGCTTGAAGAGTTGTCATTACCGTACCGTAACAGTTTCGATCAATAACGCCTTCGGCAGCATATGCAGTCGCACTACCATCGGTGTCATTGAACTTGACGTTACCGTTATAGATACCAACATCAGTTACCAAAGCTGGTGATCCATTAGAATCCAAGTCATCGTTGTATAACTTGATAGACTTGATTTTTGCGTTTGACGGAATTTCCGCCATCATCAAGATATCGTTATCATCGATATCCCCTGTGCCAGCGGCAATCGTGTCAGACCAGACACGAACCTTGCCAGTAGCGCTACCAGGACTCACCATAACTTGAGGGGTTGCCTCAAAGTTGGTAAGCTCAGTTGAATAAGCTGTTCCCATGATTAATACTCCTATTAAAAATTAATTAAGATTCAGTTTGCCTTACTTAGGACTCGTCACAATCGATTTGAACTACTTTCTCGTCTTCGATTCGTGTCGCGCCCAAAGAGCATTCCACGAAGCATTGAGTCGAGTAGTTCTTATCACTGCGCTCACTGATCCGAATATTCGGAGTACCGTTCATTGCAAGGCCAAGTCCTGATTTTGCCCATGCAAAACAACTTCTGATATTGCCCGTTTTTGCAAGGCGTGTAGATATGATGAACTTGAAACCAACCCATGTGTCGATCTCACCATTCACTAATGCACGAACACTGTTATAGTCAATGCTGGTATTCGTGGTTACGTTCAACAACGCATCCAACTGTTCAGGCCCAATAACGATATACATTGGCTCTTCGCCAGGGTCTACATCGTTATTAAGAAGAATCTTCTTAGCTTGTATTAACTTAGCTAATGTTAAATCTGCTGAACCATTTGCAATTTGCTGTCCCGAAGGAAGCGCAACTGTAGACGCAGAATCCGAAGAACTGATGCTGTAGGCATTACCCAAAGCTGCGGCTATTAATACATCATCCTTCTGGCGATTCATCGCGGCAACAAGTTGTTTCATCGTTGGCGACGTTGGGTCTTTAGCCATTTTCACACGGTCAGGATTGTCGATCAGATCAACCGCCCTGTAAGTGTTAAATGTAACGCGTCGTCTTGAAAAAGGTACTTCCGTTAACGGAGTATCTTCGTGACGACTGACAGCTTGAACCATACTTACGGTATCCATTCTGTCGAAGTGAAACGATTTGGCATCATTCACCTGTTCCATACGAACCGCTCCACCCAACTTGGAAGTTTTTTGACTTGCCAAGTGAATAAAGTTGTCCGAGAACTGTTGCTCAAATGCCTTGTTTATCTGTGTAGACATTTTACTCTCCTATTAATAAACATTATGCGGAGAGTTATCCACTCTTGGACTCTCCTGGTTTGCATGAATATGCCTGATCCTTGCGGATTACCAGGACTGAAAATGTGTCAGAAACAATTGTCCGCTATGCGGGTTGCTTCTCTTGGAATACAGGGGGAAGTTTCTTTTTCTTTCTTCCCTTCTTTACAGGCTCAACTTTTGCCACTGGTTCTCCGTACTCGCCTTCTTTAAAAAAATAGCAGTTACGCAAAACCTCGACATCCACCGAAGCCTTGTATTCCTTGCAGACTTTCGTCTGCGGGATGAGATGAACGCAATCCTCACATTTAATATCTTTATGAGGAGGCATTATTCATCTCCATGTATGAGGGTATTCCATCGATCTATCATCTTGACCACCTCTGTATGGCGGGGATGATTCTCACTGAAATACGCTTTATAGTCATCGCTTTCCGTGTCTCTGTAGAAAGCGTCTTTGGCGCGTTGCGCTGATTCTGGATCAGCAAACGCATTGATCTTGGGATCACCTAAATGCTTGGCTTCCCCATGATCTTTAGCAATGCGATCCATCATTTTTGCCACGTTTGGATCATTACCGAATCCAGATGTTTCCAGGTATTGCTTCTCTTCATTGGTAGCGTACTGATCTACCAATCTCTGGATGCTGGAAATCTTTTCGTCGTACTGTCTGCCCCAATCCGCTCGAAGCTCTATCTCGGCTTTCTGGATGCTGTTTTCATGCTGCACCTGATGCTGCACAAACATCTCTTTCGATTGTCCGTTGTACCAGTTATATAAATCTCCGACTTGTTTGCTGTTCAAACCCAGGCCGTGAGCTTTCTTTAAAAACTCACCTTCCATGTGTTCATCGTAATTCATTCCCTCTGGGATTTCCGGCCTTTCAAACTCGTAATTATCGGGAGTATCAGGTCTGCCAAGTTTGGAATGATACCTCTCCACTTCTTCCGCCGTTGCGTTCTCCCCAGGAATCTTGATCGTGCCGTCAAAATATTTTTCGAGATGAACGTATCCCTTGGCAAGTGCATCAACATCCTTGAACTTCTCAAGAGTTTTGACCCCTTGCAATTCGTCAGGCAAACCATCCCGCCATGTTTCTTCCTTCTTTTCTTCAACTTCTGTTTGCTGCTCAACTTCGGGTGCTTCTGTTTCGGTGACTACCTCTTCCGAGGTTACAGTCGTTTCTTCGTTCATAAATCCTTCCCGTTGTTAGTCCAGTGTTCCATGTTGCGCTTGATCTGTAGGAATACCGCCCGACATCCTTCATTATAAGAAGTTGTCTCCGGCTCCCCTGGAACAAAACTGGAAGTGTTATTGTATTGGCGTTCCAGCCATTCATACACCAACCTCCCGTTACTACTCGTAAACGTATTGTAAAAAGCGCTTGTAATTTCCCGCTCAGACAACTCCGCCGAGTTGCTGGGCAAGCGCTTCTTTGTCTTCTTCACTTAAATTGGCTACTCCATCTTGTAATACTTTCATTGCAGGCGCTGCTTTACCCGCAGCTTCTGCGGTAGCGCCCACTTGCTGCATCTGTTCCATTTGAGCTTGTTTCTGCTGCTGCGCCGTGATGTCTTCTTCCAGTTGGGCTGATCCCTTGACCACTGATTTCGGTACTCCCAGAATAGGCGCTGCGATTCTTCCGGCTGCCATCAAGTCAGGCAACTGCGCCACTCTTGGGTCAAGTTGACTCCACTGTGCAATCAAGTTCATCCAGGTTTGTATCGATTCGACTTCCACCATCTTTTGAGATCGCGCCAACTGCCCGACATACTCAATGTCAATCGCATCCATTTGTGCAATTTCCGGCGGAGGAGGAGGCAAAGCATTCGTTCTAAACATAATGCCGACCACCCTCTCCAGCATTGGCCCAAGCACTTCCGATTCAAACCTTGAAATCGTAGGGCCAAGCAGTCGTTCCATTTCGCTGCGAAGCTGACTAATTTCAGTTGCCGTCATCTGCTTCGTCCTTGGAATATTCAACTGATCTGTCAGGTAAATATCCCGAATCGATTGACGCAATTCATTCGCCTTCAAGGATGACAAGTCCAGCCGTAATTCCGCAGGAAGTGTTCTTACATCATTCGGGTTTCTCGAATAGATGATCGAATTACTACCCAGTTTGACCGTGCCGATAAAACCATCTTCAGGTGCAAGGATGGGCGGATTAACCGCTTTCTCCAGGCCGACCAACTCAAGTTTGCGTAACTGGTTGAGCGATTTGATGTCATCCAGCGCAATGGCGGCAGGCCCACGGCCTCTTGTTTCGCCCGACGCTTTATCCCACCTTCCAACCATGTACGGAAATTCCTTGTAACCTCTTTCCTCAATCGCAATAGCTTTGTCTATAAAGATGTCAACCGAGGCAAAGGGAAACTTAACCTTGGAGTTCAGTTCCCTGGTTGGCGCAACCACCCGCAAAAAATTAAACTTATCGTCCGGCGTGTCTTTCAACGACTTGGCAATCACATCGGGAACCTTCGCAGAAGGAAACCTTTGAGCAAACTGCCGTGCCGTTAATTCAAATTCCCGCATCACGGTATCGACCATGCCTGCATCATCTTCGGCAAATACATAAGAAGATATCGGCAATGCCCTGAAGGTCAATCCGTTGAATCCTTTTTGCCTCAGTTCTGCCTCTTCCACATACAGGCAGATCGTTGCAAAAGAATTAAAGTCCAGGTAAATCTCGTTGATAACAGGATAAAAATTACTTTGGTCAAGTGCATAACGCACTCCATCCTCTACCG